GTTGACCGAATGGCTCGAAACTCATGAAATTGATGATCCGGATTACGCGGATAAGTTTGCAGAATTCAAAAGAATGGAGGAAGATTATGACTGATCAGATATTTACATATGTACCGGTCATTATTGTGGTAATATTATTAGGACTCTATATTTTAAAACATTTCAAAGAGAAAAATTGAAAAACATAAATCAAATTATTAAAATGAATTCTTATGGCTAAAATTAATCACAATATCGGAGATCGGTTCACACATGAAGAACATACTTATGAGGTTATTGAACCAATAAATAAAATGGCTAATTGTCACGGTTGCACATTTAACCGTCCCGAAACAAATTCGCTGCATTCAGAGTGTCATATCCCTGCCGGTTTATCCGGTTTAGGGTGCTCATTCCCTGATCGCATTTTCAAAGAAATAAATATTTAAATAATAGAAGTATGAAACAAACAGGTAAACAAGAAAAATGGATTGATGAATCTAAAATGGAAGTGCCATATAAACGCATTTCAAAGGCCGAGCGATTGATGGAAGGTAAATCGTATTCCTTATTAATGGAAGCAAAAGGAATTAATTCCGGATTACATGATTTTAAAAACCGTATTAAAGCAATATGCGAGGAAGTTTATTCCGCTTTTATGCTCGAAAACAATGTGAAGTCAAATTCAAAAGGGAATTTCACCTGGTATAATTTTGATCGCACTATCAAAGTAGAGGTAGCGATTTCAGAACCGGTTAAGTTTGATGACATGGCCATTCAGGCATCAAAGGAAAAACTAGACGAATTTCTTGAATCGGCGGTGGATAGTAAAATTGATTTTGTTAAAGATTTGATAAAAGATGCATTCTCAACATCGAATGGTAAGTTGGATGCTAAACGGGTTCTTGGATTGCTTCGGTACAAAAGCCGTGTCACTTCACCACTTTTTCTAGAAGCAATGGATCTGATTGAAAAAGGTATTCGTAGACCGGAATCAAAAACATATTTTAGGATATGGGAAAAGGATACTGACGGAAAGTATCAGGCAATAGAATTGAATTTTAGTAATATATAAAAACAACCTGTATGAGACGCATACAGCGCGTCTCATACACAAAACAACACACACATGTTAAATTGGTTTATTACAGGGATTAAGTATGAGAAAACAGCCGAGGAGGGTAAAATCGTAAAGGTAAATGAAAATTATCTGGTGGATGCTCTTTCATTCACCTAAGCTGAGGCAAGGATTAACGAAGAAATGAAGCCGTTCATAAGCGGGGAATTTATCGTATCGAAAGTAAAACGTGCACGTATTAATGAATTGTTTGCTAATCCTAATGGTGACAAATGGTATCGTTGCCGGGTGAACTTTATTTCATTGGATGAAGAAAAAGGAATTGAGAAAAGAACTGCAACTGCCATGTTTGTCCAGGCTAATGATGTAAAAGAAGCCTGGGATGGTTTACATGAAGGAATGAAGGGTTCTATGGCCGACTATCGGGTTATCGCAATCTCTGAGACTGATATCATGGATGTATTTCCATTTGTAGCACCAAAAGATACTGAAAAGGATTAATTAACCGTAGAGACGTGTAGTGTACGTCTCTACATTAAAAATTTTATATGCACGAGAATATAGATAAAATCAAACAAATTATTAAAGACTCTAATGAGTTGGAGGTTGCAGAAGATCAGGGAATAATACTTCTTATTTCAACTGGAGGGAAATTATATCCATGTGTACAGGGAACTGCACATATGTTGCAGGGTATGATTGAGGGTTTATACAATAAGTCGGAAGATTTTAAAGAAATTATCAATGACGTTGCTTCAGGAGAATCAGTACTTGAAATACCAGAAATGAAATAAATAAATCAATATGAAAAAGACAGTAAACATAGAAGAATCAACAGCTAGAAGCATGTATAAAACGGCTTCACCTGAATGGAAATTGGCATTAGAAGAAACATTTGGAAAAGAGTTTTTTACCGGTAAAATTACTGATCGCATAAAAACGTATGAGGATGCAAGTTTGGAACTTGAAGAACAGCCAATTGTTGAATCTATATTTAAAAGTTTAAGTTTTACAACCGACGAAATTAATTACCGTAAATTAAAAACGATAACTAAGGCATTAAATGAGGGATGGGTTCCGGACTGGACAAATTCAAATCAAGCAAAGTGGTATCCTTATTTCCGGTTGTCCTCCGGGGCTTTCGTTTTCGATGACACGTATTACGATTACTCGGATGCGAAGGCGGGGGACGGCTCGCGCCTTTGCTTCCCCAGTGACGAATTGGCGACGTATGCAGGCAAACAATTTGCTGATATATACAAAGGATTTATGTTTTAATAATTAATCGCTTTTCCAATATGTCGGTTGATGGATTGGAAAAGCAAAATAACAACACACACAAATGAAAAAAGAAGAAAAAGAAGTAGCAGTAAAAGAAGTGAAAGAAAACGTGATGGTACGTATTAAGACTTTCGAAGATGCCATTAAAGAAACCTGTCGTCCGGAAGTTCCTGACTTCTCAAATTTACCTGAAGATTTGCGCGAATATTTTAAAGCGCAATACAAAATTATTGTGATTGCTGAAGCATTGAACGAAGAATGGAAAGCAGACTGGAATGATGGTGATCAATGTAAATATTATCCATACTTCTATATGTCCTCCGGGGCTTTCGTTTTCGGTGGCACGTATTACGGTGACTCGGGTGCGTATGCGGGGATCGGCTCGCGCCTTTGCTTAAAAACGCGGGAACTTGCAAGGTATGCAGGCGAACAGTTCTTAGAAGTTTGGACTGCAATTATTCAGAAATAGAGATGAAAGGTTGTTTGTTTTTGTGGGTTGTCCTCCAGGGCTTTCGTTTTCAATGACACGAATTACGATAACTCGAATGCGAATGCAGGGAACAGCTCGCACCTATGCTAAAATATTTTTACAGAGACAAAGGCCTTGGCACTTGCCAAAAAATTACAAATTCAAAAGGTGCTGGTATCCGTCAGTTGACGGAGAACGCTCCGATACGAAAAGCAAAGCATGAAAAGATTTAATTACTTATTTGATACAGTTTGCAGCCTTGAAAACCTCTGTTTAGCTTTTGAAAAGGCTAAACAGGGAAAGGCTAAAAAATACGGAGTGATGCTCTTTGAAAAAGACCTGGAAAATAATATCAACCAATTGCATTCAGAACTGGTGAATGGTACATACAAAACTTCTGAATACAGCATTTTCACGATTACCGATCCAAAGGTCAGAACGGTTTACAGGCTTCCATTTAGGGACAGAATTGTTCACCATGCTATTATGAATATTCTTGAACCAATATGGTTATCGGTTTTCATTCAAAACTCATACGCATGTATAAAAAACCGTGGCATTCATGGTGTATTAAAACATATTAAAAGGGATTTAAAGGACGTTGAAAATACGACCTATTGTTTGAAATTGGATATTAAGAAGTTTTATCCGAGTGTTGATCACGATATATTAAAAAGTGTCATCCGGAAGAAAATAAAGGATACAAAGCTTTTAAATCTATTAGATGATATAATTGATAGTGCGCCTGGCGTTCCAATCGGGAATTATTTGTCACAGTTCTTTGCCAACTTATATTTATCATATTTTGACCATTGGATCAAAGAAGAAATGAAAGTGAACTACTATTACCGATACGCTGATGATATTGTGATACTAGCACCGGATAAGTCTTATTTACATAATTTGCTGAAAGAAATAAGCGATTATATGACTGTCAAATTAAACCTTCAGGTAAAAGGCAATTACCAGGTGTTTCCAACCAGTATCAGAGGGATAGACTTTGTGGGTTACATTTTCTACCATACTCACATTCTAATGCGTAAAACAATTAAAAAACGCTTTTGCAGAAAGGTTGCCAAACTCAATAAAAAAGAACTGGACCCGAAAACATATAAAATGCAGGTTAGCCCCTGGCTCGGTTGGGCGAAACACTGCAACTCAAAACACTTACAAAAAAAGATACTCAAAAATGAAGAAATTTTCTGAATTAGGAATTAAAGTTGATGAAGACAAAACCATATTTAATGTACAAGTAATATCAATCACCGATATAGTTAATTGTGAAATAGAAATACTTGATTATACACCGGGTATTAAGACATCTTATGGAGAAGGAAGGTACATAGTCAAAATCCGATTTAAAAATGAAGAATGTAAATTCTTTACCAATTCGGCAAAAATAAAAGAGACATTGGATAAAGTACAAAAGAAAGATTTTCCATTTATGACAACGATTATAACACAAAAGTACAGTGGATCAAAAAAGACATTTTTATTTACATAATTATTAAATACTCCAATAAATGGAATTAAATTCAGAATTAGATAGGCTTAGAAAGTATTCTTCAATTGAGGCTGAATTAAAAAGAGCTGAAATTATACATCCGGATTATCCAACTGATATGTTCAGACAAGTAGCAATTTTAAATGAAGAGTCCGGAGAAGTAACAAAAGCGGTTTTAGATTATCATTATGAAGGTGGAAGTTTAGAACACATACAAGAAGAATTGATTCAAACGGCTGCAATGTGTATGAGAATGCTAATGAATTTACCCTGATGAAGTATGGCCAACGAAAATAAGCCAAAAGGAAAAGGAACCTGGGGGCAACGTTCCACCAGAACCGGATCGGAACTAAATATCATTTGCTCTGAGTTTTTTGATAAATTGATTGTTCCGGATGACTTTAAGTTCATGAAGTGGCAGAACGTGATTGATAAAGAAATGATATCACAGGCTAACCCAACTGGGACATTGATATCGGTTGGAAAGGTATACCGGGATATGCGTACCAGTGGGATTGATTTAATGCATTACCGGATATGTTTCCTAACTTTCCCTGAAAGGGGTGGAATTTGTGAAAAAGCAATCATCGACTTTGGAAAGTTCAATTATCACACAGTTGTTACCAATAAAACCATTGAACAATTGAATGTTTGGATCGCGGATCATTATAATAAGATCGTTACTCCGTCAAACGAAGTACAAGACAAGGAAAATGACAAAGATGACGGCTTGCAACATTTTAGAGATAGATACGGAACTTGAATGGTTGTTATCATTTAATGATTTATTCCTTAGAGAAATTGAAGATTTGAAAATGCAAAAAATCAAACTTTACCATGAACAATCAACAGTTACTTCTTGACTTTACAGAAATAAAAACTATTCATGTTGTCAGGTATTGTGATACCAGGTCACGTGACTCTGAAGGTCATTACGCTATCGAATCCGGGGACGATGGTAACACTGAAGAGAGGTTGCGTGAGCAATTACACATATTAAGAATAAACAGCAGCATATGGCTTGCTGATAGGGATAAACAAATAGTTGAACTTAAACAGGAACTTAAAAATTATAAAGTATGATTATTGCAATTGATTTTGATGGAACAATAGTAAAAGACCAATTTCCGGCCATAGGAGAAATGGTAGAAGGCGCAAAGGAAGCGATAAACCAATTAAAAAAGGATGGCTATTATATTATCATTTGGACATGTAGAAGTCACGTCAGGCTTCTTGAAGCTATTGAATGGCTTGCAAAACAGGGTATTCATTATGATAAGATAAATGAAAGTTGCCCGGCAAATGTTGAAAAGTATAGTGGCATTGATACACGAAAGATTTATGCTGACATTTATATTGATGATAAGATGCTTGTTAAACTTCCTACGTGGGATGAAATTTACTGGATAGTAAGGGATTTGCTTCCATCATACGCTGATAAGGTTGCACGTGACGGGTTTTTATAAAAAAGAGTGGTTAAAAGGTAATTCATAGTAAATAGCAAATACGGCATGAAGGGTAAACATATTAATCACGAGAGTAGACAGAAATCAGCAGAGAAAGTAAGGGCACTGCTTTTATTGCATTATGAACCCGGAAGACAGGACAGGTGCAAATTGGCAGTTTATAGGAATTACATAAAAAAAGAAACGGGAATAAGTGAAAGGACATTCTTCCGGTACCTGAAGAAAATAGAACCTGATTCAAAAGAAGATGACCAACAATTGAAATTATTTTAGTTTAAAAAATAAACCGCCTGACTTCATTGTCAGGCGGTTTATTTTTTTATATAATTGTTTTATGTTTTCATTTTGTTTCAATTCTAAATGTTTGTTGTATCTTTGAACCGCAGATTTATCAATACAGTGTACCGGTCAAATTCAAGAAAAAAAGAGTTTGAGCCCGTGCGAGCCGCTTAGAACGGTATTTTTCTTCATTGTCCAGTGGACTGTGTTGGTGGGTCTGCAGCGCGTGGGCTCTTTTTTTATAAACTCTTATTTCTTTACAATGCAAAAGCACATTATTTACTTATTTGAGAAAGGATGCAAGTATGGCAGTCTTATTTAACAAAGATGGTTTTACCATTAAAATACATACAATTGGGAATCCCATTGAAGATTGGGTGAATACGCGTGATGAATTACTTGATTTATTTCAGTGTAGGGATATGAATATGGCGAATGAGAATAAATACTTTAGAGTTTTGCAGTTAATACGAAGTATGACACCTGATTTGGATACATTGAATAAAATGACATCATTATTGTTTCTTTTATTTAGCTCAGTAGAAGGTGTTATTTATGCCAATGATTATTTACTTTAAACTAAATCAATATGACTTCACAAGAATTTAAACAGTTATCCCCGGCAGACAAAAAAAGAGTTCCTTTTAATGATTTACCTAAAAGAAATAAGTTCGGTGGTTTTATCGTGATTGCCTTTATTGCGTTATTGATATTTGCAATGTATAATGGGAGTCAGAAAAATAAAAGTATTGACACTACTGACTTGAAATTAACTGCAAAATTTAAAGTGGAAAGTATCGTAAAATCATTGCTAAAAGCACCTTCTACTGCTGAATTTCCATCAGAGACGCAAAAGTATTATGTGAGTGCAGATAGTATGATTATTATAACCGGTTCGGTGGACGCTCAAAACACATTCGGTTCTATGATAAGAAATAGCTACTCTGTAAAGCTGAAATGGAAAGATGATTATCGTAAAGATGAGAACTGGTCGGTTCTTGATGCAAAGTTAGAATAAACCCCTAACCCCTGAATGGGTATAAGAATTACAAAAAAGCCTCGTACTACTGTTCGAGGCTTTTTTTGGTTTACCCATTAATAAAGCCGGTAGTAACAACCGGTGCAACATAAGTAGTTGGTAATACTTTGACGGCTGATGTATCTGTAACCTGTACATTGTATGTTTCCAGGCTATCTATTAATTCAGCATGGTCATGATCGGTAGATGAAGTAGTCGATACCAGGTTACGAAAAAAGTCTCCTTTCAGTCCGTATAGGTTGGCATTTATAGCATCCAACAGGTCCAGGAATTCAAAGGCTTTTGTTTCGTATTGCGATTTGTGATTACTGGGTGCAATGTTTGAAGTCACCACGTGCAATGTTACAGCCACATCGGCGGCACGTAAACCCTTTGAACGTATTTCCCATGTGATAGGTTGGAACTGTAAAAACAAGGCGGGTGTGGGGAATGGAACTTCTTGTTCTATATACTGAAGATTATTGTTCCAAATATCCAGATGTTTGATAACTGACTTTTTATCATCGAGTGTCAGAGCTGTAATGTATTTTCCCTGATCATCCTGTTGGATCAGTCTCAGTTGGTCGATAATTGATAGATAAAGTTTCTTTCTCATTTTAAACCCTGTTTAAGAATCATTTCAATACTCTTTAAATTGTATTCGATTATGCGTTTCACTGCTTTGTCAACTTCCGGAGCATGACCAATGAACTGCCGTTTTGGAATATGTATTTTACTACCGACTTTCATCAATGCCATATTTTTATAAAATTCGGCTTCGTCACTTATCTTCAGGGAGCCTTTTGAAGTTTTACCATCCTTTTTAAACTTCACCTTTCCGCTCAGCTCGTAAAATTTTGCCCAAAAGAACCGCTTCATTCGAACAGTAACAACGATGTCACCACCTTCGTTATGAATTTGTGCATGTGGCTGTCCGGAACTAAATACAACGCCGCTATTTTGTACCCTGGCACGGATAGAACCGCGCAACCCTCCACCCCCTCTTACCACTAAGAGACTTCCTTTCCCTTCGCGTTTACGTTGTGGCCATCGTTCAGAAAAGAACGCCTTACGCTCAAAGTTCCGGTCAAACTCATCCAGGAGTTCGACTTTCATGTCATTGAGAATATTTTTATTGAGTTCCGATGCAGTCATTAAAATATTTACTATTTATTCATTTACTATTTACTATTTCATCTTCTCAATAATCTTTTGTGCATCCTTTACATCTTTCGGGCTTCCTTCTCTTGACATGTATGGGTGTTTATCCGGGAATATATTAAGTGTTTCTCCCGGGTTAGTTCTAAACATGGCCGATTTGTTTACACCATCTTTATCCAGATTAGTTGTTGCTATTATACCACGATCAATTGATTCCGTAGAGTCAGATAACGGGTATTTATCTTTCATCACCTGGACAACTGTGCAACGGCAGTTCCAACCTAACGGTGGTACGTATTTACTCCAAAATACATCATCTGATGCAAGGGTTGTATTTGCCAACGCAGCGTGATCAGCGCGTACCTTTGCATCTGCCGCTGTTCGGAACTGAAGGTTATAACGGTCGCCATCCTTTTTAAAATCCTGCCATTTAGAGGCGGTCTGTGCAGAATGGATTGCAAAATTGTACTCGGCATTCAGGTAATTGACATTGTAGGTTTCGTAAATAGACTGTACCTCTAGTTTGAATGTTTCAAAGGGTTTGATTTCACCTTTGTCAGTCAGTAACAAAAGAGATACCTGTTTTAATTCATGATACCCTTTCATCCCGGAGAATACAAAAGTATTTTGTTTCAATGCTTCCAGTACTGTTTTTGGAACTACATATTTCAAAGCGGCAGTGGCTATTCCTTTTTCAAGGGCTGCATCAAGTATCCGGTTAATTTCATTGATCAGATCACGTGGTGCCTTTTGTTTTAACATGGCAGGAGTGATGGTACCGTTATCATGAATGAATTTTATGGCACGATTAAAAATGTCCTGATCGAAAGAAGGTATCCATTTTGCAAAAAATAGGATGTCCGCATTTGCATTTTTGCCGTATAGTAAATTGACAGCGTTGTTTAGCCCTGAATAGTATTCAGGGCTTATTGAAAAAAATTGATCGGTGTTTTAGGTTTTGGTGTCTTTTTTCCTTTCTCTTCCAGGGGATCGGGTTCTACCGGTGGTTCTACTTTTGTAGGTTCTTTTATACCTGTAATCTGGATATTATACTTGTCAGTAAAATAGGCGGGAGCAATGATATAACCGTATTTAAGTAACATGTCCTCAATGGCACGTTGTTCTTCCGGTTTATAGTCGATGCTTACATCCCAGTCAAACCGATAACCTTTTACAGGAAAACCGTGCATCATCATAAAGGGCAACAATTTATTGTTGACAAGGTCACGGATAAAGTCGGCATCCGCTTCAATGACGTTCTTCAAAATCTCTAAATGCACCTCACTCTGTGATCGTGAACTTCCATTATCCAAGGTCATGGTTGAATTTAATACCCCTTTGGACATTTCAGAGTTGGCTCGGTCAATACGTTTATCATAGACGTTAAATGCATCGCCACGTGTTGTTTCCTTTATTTCAATTTCGGTACCTTCAGGGAAAAGACCCCAGGCAGCGGCACCCATGTCGGATAACATCTTTTCTACTTTTGTAATTTCGGCTTTATCCCGGCTTGTAGTCTTCCCGATCCGGATAGGCATTCCAAAGAGTTCTCCAAAAGCATCCCAGAACGCTAACATGTTCTTTTTGCTTATTGCCTGAGGTGATATCTTCAGAAACAATCCTAAATCAAATGGGTTACCCGCTTCGATACACCATGTAGCCAGTTCGCCGGTCCGATAATCAATACCCATAGTTGGGAGATCACCGACCTCCTTTACAATTACCCCAAACTCAGGCATCACATGTTTCCGCGGTACAAGAGTTGTATTTTCAAACTGCCGTTTATCATCAACGGTAACAATGTCTCCAAATTGAATTAATGAGTGACCCCAGTACCGGGAATCCAATGCCAGGGAAATGAAATTTTTAAACCATTCCGTTTCAAATATCTCAGTTATATCGGAATTTTCCTTTTTCCCTTTTTTGTCTACCAGTTTAAATGATTTGCGTTGTGTAAATCCTTTGCGCTGTGATACGGCACCGGTAAGATGAAGATCAATATCTACATCAGTATAAACGTCGTACAAGCGGGCACGCCGTGGATGTTCTACCACAATAGCCATTTGCCAGGATTGCCGCCAGTCTCCAATATCTTTTTTAGTCAGATATTGAGTACGATTGGCTAGTTCTATAATCATAGACTTGACGTGTTCTTGTTTCACGTTGTCCATTGCCAGTAGCATTTCGGGAGTATAGCTCATTATTGTTTGAAGTTTGAAGTTTAAAGTTTGAAGTTACCAGTCATTACGCTGTTTTGGGAGTGATCCGTATTTTATATCACTACCTATGTCGGTTCCGGTGGAGTCGGTTAAGGGTGGTAGTTCCGGTGATGCTTTTCCTGCCTGTACATCTTTTAGCCATGCAACGGCACTTTTGTAACGCGTTTCACGTATTTCAAATCCCATTTTTTTGGGTAACCAGGCGATAAGATGATAGAGTGCCATGTCACAACAAACCATAACTAACTGCGAGTTTCGGGCATCACCTTCAGCTATAAATGCGGCAACTATATCGTACCGGTTACGCAGGTAAGAACTGATTTCTTCCCGTGCGTAGTTTTCCGCTTTTTGTCGGGTGGCTTCGTCTGACTGCTGAATTACATCGAGTGTAACGGCATCGGTAACGGCTGAATAATCGGATTGAGTTAAAAACATGATTAAAATGGTTTAAAGAGTTTGAAAAGTTTGAGGTTTGAAAAGTTACCTGGTACAATAAAGTGCCATCTTTTCAATATTGGTAATGGTTAATCCTTTTTTAAATGTGCCTTCCTTTATAAGTTCCTTCAGGTTCTGTTTTGATTTAACCAGGGGTTTTCCATTATACCATAATACAAAGAATTTATTTCCTGTTTTCTCGAAATAACGGTTCGCTTTTCTGACAGCGCGTTTAACCAGGATATTTTCATACTTGCGTTTTAGAAAGAAAAAGAATTTTAGCATAATGTGTGTGTTATTTGATTATTGTTATTTTGGGGACATTGGGGACATTTGTGACCATTACCATGTATTCTTGGAAGTTGACCGGGCACCCAATGAAGGCGAATAGATTTCTGCACGGGTACGCTTTTGAAGAATGTAAATAGCACCTTCGTCGGCATCGGGAGCATCATCGTGCGTGCGAGAGCCTTTTTCAAAGCTCAGGGTCTGTTCAATACCGGTAAGCATATCACGATCGGTTTTCATGGCTTCATTGTACCACACAAAACCACGTTCCCATAATGGACTGACAGCTTCCACACGTTGGTATTTGTCAGGCTTTTTGCGTTGATCAGGTCGGATGGGTAACTGATAACCCCGAAGATTACCTTCAGTGGTGAACTCATCCAGGATAATGTCCTGCAAAAAATTTGCTTCCATGTAATAATCACAAATGACACCTTCTGGCATGGATTCATGTAAGTCATAGAACCAACGCACCATCTCTGAGGCTGAACACTGCCTTACAAATGCTTTAATGTTATGAAGCTCGGTGCCTATTTTACCCCACACTTTTATGGCCTTATAGTCGTTTTTGGTGGTGCCTTTAAAGGACGGGTCACAATAGGCAACGATGCTTTCATATTTATGCAGGGCGGGAAACTTTTTCCACCTCACCCAGTCATTTTTAAATACAGCCCCTTTTGTTATGGGGTTATTCATATATTCTTTTTGAAACGAGCGGTACCCCATAAAGAGTTCTTTCGCTTTGATCCGCTCATCAGTCCAGTACTCAGGCCACGACGGTTCCCCGTTTTTATCCCTCACATTTACCTGAAGTACATATACCGTTTCGATGGCTGCAATATTGGCCAGTACGCTGTTCTTTCCAATTAAATTACCTACCATGATAAAGCGACCGCCTTTGGCAGAAAAAGAACCGAATAAGGCTTCTTTTACCCAATCTGTCATCTTACTTACACGCGCTTCATTCTCTACCAGTTCGTCATCATCCAAGTCATCAATAACAATGTAATCTGGTCGGTTTTCCTTATATCGTAAACCACGTGGGGACTGACCCCTACCGCGTGAGAAAAATGCACAATCATCTGCCGTAACAAATTCACCTTCTGTCCAACTTCCGGCATTGTATTGTTTACCAAAGTCATTTATATACCTTTGGTTATACTGTAATTCTGCCTGAACATCCCCCAACAAAGTATCTGCACTATCCTGACTTTTACCCACCAACACCATCACGTTAATTTCGCGTTTCTTCTGACATTTAAGCCAGAGCGGAATCATAATGTCGACATGGGTAGATTTTGCATGCCCACGAGCCCACTTAAATACAGCCTTTATGTCTGCATTATCCTTTATTTTGTTGGCTGCTTTAACATGAAATTTTGCATTTGGAATAACAAGTCCCGTCTCTTTGTCCACGCAGTAATGTGGAAAATAGTAGGCAACAAAAGCATTGTAGTCTTTACGTACTAATTCGATACGTGCTGATTTTTGGGCATGAGTTTCCGACTTGTTTACGGTAGTTTGACTTTGCACGGATGTACAATGTTCTTTCCATACCCTTAATGCTTCCTTCTGTTCTGCCGCCGTCATGTTACTTTGTTAGATGTTCGGAAATATACAAGTCTTGATATTTGTTGATTGCTTTCACCAATTCGGGTGTAACATTGGCATCGAACGATGAACGGTACTGAATCCATTTACCAAAAGCCATAAATACTTCAATTGCGTCAACTATGTTGGCCTTTTTATCCAGTTTTTCAATAACAGATGCCAGTTTTGAAAGCTTATCACTTAATCCCGCTAAAGCTGCCGGATCATTACTGGCATTAACTTCATCCAGTAGTTTATTGACGGTTACCAATAACTTATTCACCAACTCGGGACGGGTGATGTTTTGTGCCGCTTTTACACTTTCCCAACCACCTGTTTTTACCCATTTTGAAATGCTGACCGCCGACGCTCCTACCTTTTCGGCTATACTTTTTTGAGCTTCACCTTGCAAGTATAGTATCCGGGCGTGTTCTTTCTTTTTCTCCTGTTCTTTCCTTGTTGACATATTGACATGTTTAATACGCTGCAAATTTGAGGTTATTTGAGGGTAATAAAAAAAATGTGTGACAAAATGGCAGTACTTTTTTTATGAATGATGGGAAACGTATTTCTTTGCACACGACAATCAACAACAATTTAAGAAAACGCCAATGAGCTATGATGTAATTATCAGTAATTCCAACCTGAACTGCTTTGGATTCCGGGTATTGACAATGGGTATTGATATAATTCAGTTTGCCCGCAATCCGATAATGCTTTGGATGCATAACCGGCCATATAGCGGAAATACTGATTCAGTGCTTCCACTGGGTACGATCGAGAACATACGCATTGAGGGTGACGAACTGAAAGGAACAGTCAAGTTTGATGAAGCTGATGATTTCAGCAAACAAATTAAAGCCAAATGGGATGCCGGTACTATACGAATGGTAAGTGCCGGACTTGACCCGATTGAACGAAGTGAAGATGCTGCTTACTTACTTCCCGGACAACGCTATGCGACAATCACAAAAAGCAAACTTATTGAAGTGAGCGTGGTGGATATGGGTGCAAATGATGATGCCCTGGCATTATATAACGATGGAAAACTAATTACCCTAAAAGCGGGCGGAAATAACGAATTTTTACAACCAATTAATAATCATTTAAAAGAAAAATCAATGAAACTCATTGCCTTAAAATTGGGTCTGTCTGAGACGGCAACCGAAACTGAGATTTTAGCCAAAATTGCTGAAATCACATTATCTGCCGGAACGGTTGCAAAACTGGAAGGTGTAATTGCTACGCAAAAGTTAGCTGTAGAAGGATTGGAAAAAACAGCCGACGAACAGAAAGTTGTTGCCCTTGCCGCCTTGGTTGATGGTGCTATCACGTTGAAACGTATCACAGCTGACAAACGTGAACAGTTAATCAATCTGGGAAAAACAATTGGTGTTGACGAATTGACAAAAACACTGGAACTGATGGCTCCATCGCGCAAACCGGGTGACTTCATTAATCTGGCTCGTGGAGGTGCAGAAACTACTGAGTACAAAAAACTGAGTGAAGTTCCGGAAGTGGAAGTTATCCGGTTACGATCAGAGGATAAAGAGAGTTATATCAAATTGTTCAAAGCGGAATACGGTTACGAACCGTCCATATAAGAACCCCTAGCCCCTAAAGGGGAATAAGACGTATTTTATAACAAAATCAATAATTCACAATTAACAAAGATGAAAAAAGTATTAGTATTTTGCCTGGCCTTAATGGTCAATTTTCTGGCGGGGGGCGTTATGTTTGCCGCTGTGGGTATCGCTCCGGTTGTGGGTGGAATAGCCCTTAATGTAGTTGCAATCGTGTCGCCTCTGTTTGGTGCACCGGTTGGTGTATTGAGAGCCGGTGTTTTCACCGAAGTTTGGACGGGTGAAATGATAAAAGCCTTCCGTAATTCTATGGAGTCTATTGGGTGGATTGCTAAGATACGCGATTACAGTCAGTATGCGGAAAATAACGTCATTCACTTTGTTGACTTAGGTGGTGATCCAACCGTATTGATTAATAATACCTCTTACCCACTCGGTATAGAAGATTTGACCGATACCGATAAACCGATTGGCCTGGATAAATATCAAACAAAACCTACCCGTATTACCGATGATGAATTGAGAGCTATTTCTTATGACAAGATGGCTAGTGTCATTGAACGTCACCGTGAAGCGATTGACCAAACCAAATATTCACGTGCATTACATGCCTTGGCTCCAACGGGAGATTCAACCGTAACTCCGGTACTGTTGACTACAGGACCAACCGCACCTGAAGGTGGAAGGAAAACAATTTTACGTGCTGATATAATCAGATTAAAAAAGGCGTATGATGTTCAAAAAATACCTGTTGCAGGTCGTGTCCTGGTATTATGTGCTGACCACATAAATGATTTATTGAATAACGATCAGAAATTTGCTGATCAATATCACAACTATACCACC